TGGACCGGCTGATGCGCAGGTTGTTCTGGTAGTCCCCCCGCTGTTCCTGGGTGGCGAAGTCGCGCTTGGACCGCGCCACCGACGTGCCGTAGGCCAACGCGGAGCGGGCCTGCTGGGTGTTGAAGGCATCGTTGGCCCAGCCCACCTGCTGGTTGTAGTCGGCCTGAGCGCGGGCCTGCTGGGTGTTGAAATCCTTGACGGCCTGGATCTTCTGGTGCGCCTGCTGGGTCAGGTCGGCCTCCCCGCCGGCCAACTGGGTCCTGGCCGCCGGCACCAGGGCGGCCTCTGCGTCCGAGGCATGCGGGGCAGTCCCGGCGGCGATGGTGGCCTGGGCCGTGGTGATCGTGTTGATCGCGTTCTGCAGGGGCGAGAAGTTGACCTGCGCGATCTGCGCCAGCTGCCCGGCGGCATCGGCCGCATTGGCGGCCACATCCTTCAGCGCCCCGGACACGTCCTTGGTGGATGCCAGGATCAGCGCCTGGGCCTGTGCCGCCTGGTTGGGTCCCGGCCCGGCCTGGGTCATGGCGGCGTTCAGCATCGTGCTGACCGCCGCCTGCTGGGTGCCCGGCTGGCCTGTCGCTGTCGCCGCCGCGCCGATGGTCGACAGCCCGGCCAGGCGCTGCCCGAGACGACCGCCGGTCCTGGCCAGGTTCGCCAGGTCCTCCTGGGTGGTGGCACCTGCAGGCGGCATCGGCATGCCGGTCGTGACGCCTTGCTGGAAGGCCGTGCCTTGGATCCCCTGGGCGGCCAGGTACTTCTGACCGCTCTTGCTGCCGGTGATGGCGGCGGCGAAGGCCGCATTGGCCTGCGCCTCGGTGTCGAAGGGCGAATACACCTGCCCGGCCACGTTCTGCTGGCCGGGCAGCCCGCCCAGCGTTCCGGCCCGCAGGCTCGTCGACGTGTCGTAGGGCTTGTCCGGCAGGACGAGTTCGGCCTGGCCCTTCTTCTCGGTGTAGGCCCGCATCGCGGCCTCGGCCTCTTTGGGGTCGATCCCGTACTGGGTCTGCAAGGTGTTGAAGGCCGCGGTGACCCGATCCCCCTGGTTGCCGCCACGCCCCGCAGTCGCAGCACCCAGGATGCGGACCGTGTCGGCCAGGCCCGGCAGGGCACCGGTGGGCGAGCCCTGGGTACCGGCCGCCACCGACTGCACCCCGGTGCTGACCAGCGACCGCCAGTCGTCCATGCTGACGCCCGGCGCCCCGGCGACCCGACCGAGCTTGGAGAAGTCCGCCCCGGCGCCGATGGTGCCCGGGGCGGCCATCTGCTTGCTGAACGTTTCCAGGATCGACTTGACGAGCGGCTGCTTGTCGGTGCCGACCGCCGACAGCACATCCTTGCGGACCTGGGTGGCCTGATCCGAGGACATGGCGGGGTTGTTGATCCCCAGCGCCTGCAGGTAGGAGCCGACGTTCTTCTGGATCTCAGCGTCGCTGCCGGACTTCTTGACGATGGTGCTCAGCGCCGAGTCGGTGATCTTGAAGGCGCTCTTGGAGACGTCGCCGACGTCCCCGGCATGCGGCAGCAGGGCACTCGGCAGCGACTCGCCGACGTGGTTGAGGTTGTCGGCGGCGGTGCTGGCCGCATCGCCCAGCTTGCCGAGGTTCGACGACGTCTGGTCCAGCGCCACGTCGTACTTGCCCACCGCGGACATGCTGCCCATGGTCCCGGCGTCCATCTGCATCGACTCGCGGCGCTTCTGGTTCTGGCTCGCGATGTAGCTGATGCCGGCGCCGGCCGCCATCACGCCCACCCCGATGAGGGGATTCTCTGCCAGGAGTCGCCGACGGTGCCGGTGAGCGTGTCGGCCATCTCGTACGCGCCTCGCGCCGCACCGCCGCGGAACCTCTTCCAACCCGACTTGCCCCCGCTGACGTCCTCCCCGGCGGCCTTGCGCTCCCCCGTGCGGTCCAGGCCTTCGGTGTTGCGTTCCCGCATCGGGATCTGGTTGGCGTCCAGCACCCAGTTGGCGACGTCGCCGATCTTGCCGCCGATGCCGCTGACCGAGATTTTGGGCATCTGGAACCCGGCGGTCGCCTTCGCTGCCGCACCACCCGGTGTCGTTGCCGCAGCCGGGGCGGCTGCAGCGGCGGGCTGGCCGGTCTGTCCTTGCTGCCACCCGGAGCCCCAGGCCCCGCCGACGCCACCGCCGAACAGCCTGGACAAGACCCCGCCGAAGCCGCCCACGCCCCCGCCGCCACCGGCCAGCAGGTTCGGGTTGCGGCGGCCCAGGTCGAACGCGGCGGCGGTGTGCCCGGACAGCGAGCCACCCACGAACCGCCTGCCGTACGGGTCGGCCATCAGGGCGTCGGCCTCGTCCGCGCCGCCCGCGACGGCCGCGGACACCCGCTGTCCCGCGCCGATCGCCTGGCGCCATGCGGCCCTTGGGCCGAGCGCGTACTTGGCGGTACCCAGCGTGGCGGCCAGTCCTGCGTGGGCCAGGCCGAATGCGGCCGGTACGGCCGCCACACCCACCGCGGCGGCGGCAACGCCGGGGACCGGACCGAGCATCTTCAGGAAGCTGCCGAGCGCACCGACCGCCTTGCCGAACAGGTCGACCAGGGTGGTCAGCGGCTTGAGCAGGGGGTCGCCGATGATCTGCGCCAGTTCGGTGAAGTTGTTGCGCACGCTGGTCAGCGAGTCGGTGAACCCCGACATGGCCGCCTTCGAGGCGACGTCCAGTTGGTCGCCGCCCTGGTAGGCGGCGGTCCCGACGCCCGACAGTTGGTTGATGCCACCGCTCTGCGCCAACTTCTGGATGGCACCCTGCACCCGGGTGCCGCCCAGGTCCTGGGTGAAGACGTCGGCCCGCGCCCCGCCCTTGGCGATCTGCTGGAAGATCTGCCCGGCGGCCTGCTGCGTCGACATCTGCTTGAACTGCTGCTGACTGACGCCAAGGAAGCCGGAGTACTTGCTTACGTCGCCGCCGGAGGTCTTCAGCTGCTGGATGGTGGACAGCAGCGAGCTGAAGGCGTTGGCAGCGACCTGGCCGTCAGCCCCGGCCTTCTGGAACGCCGCCGACAGGGCCATGGTCTGGCTCTCGGCGATGCCCGCCTGGCGGGTGAAAGGTGCGATGGAGGAGGCGAAGTCGGTGATCGACTGGGCAGAGACACCGGCCGTCTTGGACAGCACCAGGAGTTCGTTGTTGAACTTCTCGATCTTCGAGGCGTCCAGGTTGCCCATCTGCTTGGCCAGCGTGATGCCGCTGGAAGCAAGGGAGGTGGAGTCCTCGCCGGTGGCCGCACCCAGCTTGGTGTAGCTGCCGGTCAGCCGGGTGACGTCAGGGGCCCGGACGACCCCCATGTTGCTGATGGCGGTGGCCAGCTGGACGACCTGTTCGCGCCACACCGGGAACTGGTTGAAGACGCCGGTGAGGCCCGCCTTCAACTGATTCATGTTGGTGCCGGTGATCGTTGCGGTCGCGTTCAGGGTCCCCAGCTGGGACTCGAAGCGGGCGGCCACGCCCACCCCGGCGGACAGCCCGGCGAAGTCGCCCGCCGAAAAGTGCATCAGCGTCTTGCCGGCCCGCTTCGCCAGCGAGTCGGCCTTCTCCACCGCACCGCTCAGGGCCCCGGCCAGGGCCTGTGCCTGGGCGGTGGCCTGCTGCATGCCCTGGGTGAAGCCGGAGACGTCGGCGTTCAGGTCGACGGTGACGTTCCGGGTCATGTTGCCCGGGTCGGCGAGGGACTGACCGAACGGCTGGCTCATGAGCTCTTCGCCAACTTCCGTTGCAGGGCATGGCGTTTCAGCGTTTCGACGCTGTTGTCGTTACGCGCCAGTTCGATGGTGATCCCGTCCATGTTGCGGCCGGTGTCGGCGGTGCGAGCCGAGGCCTTGGCATAGCAACCGGGACAGAACTTCTCCACCGGCTCGTAGGCCCTACGATTGCCGCCCTGCTTAGGGTCCCACTCCCAGTCGGCGGTGCCGCACATCACGCAGCGGGTGCCCCGCTCGGTGACGAAGGCGAGCAGCTTGGCCCGGTCGACGGGATCCCACTGAAGGAGCTTGGAGTGGGGGATGCCTTGTTCGTAGCAGAACTGAAGCTCCAGGTAGAACCCGGAGTCGACCCTCAGCCTGCCTTTGTAGGGTTTATGTCCACCCGCTGGTTGCACAGTTCGACGGCCTGCCAGAACAGCGCGGACACCTCGCCGCGGTTCCAGTTGTCCGCCGTCCAGATGCTGGCCCAGCCCTTGGTGTCGATGTCCGGGTCGACGCAGACCATCGCCAGGAGTGCCGGGGCGAAGGTGTCGGTGTTGAACGTCGCACCGTTGATCTTCTGCTCGGCGGTCGGTGGGTGTTTGGTGAGCAGCGCATCGTAGGGCCGGGCCCCGAGGGCGACGAACAGGAAGGACAGTTCGTCGCCGTCGTCCCCGAGAGCGGCGGTGAACTCCAACCGGGTCGGCTTCTTGCTGAGCAGGCCGTCGAGGGTGGCACGTTTCGGAGCGTCCGAGGTGACCTTCTTGTTCTCGGTCGCAGTAGCAGTGGGCATGGGGTTCCCTTCGATGCCCGACACAGAATGCGCCGAGCATATCGGGGATTACCTGCAGTGACCCCACACCGGCATCAGCTGAGGACCGAGTCCTCACTGGGCTCGACGCTGACCGAAAACGTCGCGGTGAAGGTCTGCACGGTGTTGTTGGTCAGGTTGGAGGCGGTGCGGCTGATGACCCGGACAGGCCACACCTCCAGCTTGTCGCCGGCCACGCTGGGCTTCCCGCCGTAGCGGGAGATGAACACGCAGCCCACCGTGGCCCGAGGGAGGGTCTCCCAGGCCAGGTCGTCCACATCGTCGCGGTAGGCGTCCAAGGTGGCGGTGGCCGTGGTGGTGCCCGGGATCGAGGTCTCGAACAGGGACGCCAGGCTGGGGGTGGGCAGGGCAGAGCCGGTCGCCGAGAAGTTCACCCCGGAGATCAGGTCCGTGAGGTCGATCGCGGCGGTGATGTCCGCGATCTTCGGCGCGGCCAGGTCTGTCGGAACCGTAGGCGAGAACCCGATGTAGCTGTTCTCGTTCGGGATGAAGCGTCCCATGTCTACTCCTCGGTAGTGGCCGCAGGACCATCTGCGTCCAGTGTCTCGGGCCTGTCATCACGCGGGGCAGCCTCCGGCTCGGCCGCGGCCGTCCAGCCGTTGGCCTCCCAGGTGGGTAGCGCCGATGGCTGGCAGGTCCCCTGCTCGCCGTTCGGACCGGTGATCGCTACGGGCTTGTCGGTCATCTCAGTTCCTTTCCGATCCATACGGTGACGCCGTCCTGCTGGTGCCAGAACGGAGGGTTGGTGACGCCTATCCGCTGCGGTTGACCGATACTGTCGTGCCGCACCTGGATGACCTTGTAGATGGCGGTGCCCAGGTCGATGCTGGTGAACCGCATCGAATCCAGGGCGCCGCGCATCGCGTCCGCCACGAAGCTGCACTGGTCGCGGCGGATCCCGTAGAACTCGACCATGTACGGCATCCGCCAGTCGGCCTGGCTGTCGGACAGCGGCCCGTCGGAACGGTCCGCGGTGAGTTCGGAAAGCACCGCGAACGGCTGGTAGATGCTGCCCGGCAGGTCGGGCTGGCCGATCCAGGAGGAGTCGGGCAGTTCCCCGTCGCCCACGTCCTGGCCGGTGGCGCGCAGGGCGGCCAGCACCGCCAGGGTGAGGTCACTGCGCTGCAGGGTGGTCATGCCCTGCCCCGGATGTAGTCCACGGCCTGATCGGCCATGCTGTCGGCCACCCGGTTGAGAATGATCGAGGCCTGGTCGGTGGTGGGCTGCCGGAAGGCATGGCCGACCAAGGCCTGGCGCAGTCCCGGCCCGGGGGTGTAGGGCACTGCGCCCCCAACCGCCTGGATAGCCGAGGCTCGCTGGTTGGCGTCGGACTTGAGGCGCCCCCCGGCACCGGCCGCATCCAGCAGGTCGCGGATCAGGTCTTGGAGTTGATCGTTCACGGCGTCGCCCCGGTGCCCTGGGCGGTCCAGTACTGGCTCTTGCCCCAGGCCACGCACTGCATGCGGCGGGCATCGCCGAACAGGCCGCCGCCTTCCACCTCGACGACACGCAGCGCCACGCCGTTCATGGTCTGGTCGGCGCCGCCGTCGATGACCTCGATGACGTCGTCCTGTTGGGGCAGCGCCGCCGCCCAGGGGATGGACACGGTGACGGCCCGCTGGTCGAAGCCGCCGGACGCGCCCACCGAGATGCTGCCCTGGCCGGACACCAGGTGCAGTCGGGCGATGCCGTCCCAGACCACGGTGGCGCCGACCATGCCGGATACCAGCCCGGTCTGCTTGTCCAGCTGGCCGCGTCCGCCGCGGCGGATGGTGACGTGGCCGTCCATGTTGGATTCGGCGTAGGCCCGCACGTGCCGGCGGGCGTCATCGAGCAGGAACGTGCCCGGCGCGGTCATGGCGACTGCTCGATGTCGCCCTCGTTGGGGCCGTAGTAGGAGCCGGTGTAGACGTACTCGGCGTTCCAGCCGCCGTCCTGCCGGAAGGCCTCCGGGTTGTCGTTCATGCCGATGCCGAAGTTGGGCGCGTCCACACCGGCCGGCGGCGGCTCGTTGGCGAGGATGCCGCCCACGTACGGGTGCGCACCCGCCTCGGTGAGCCGCTTCTCCGTCTTGCGCAACTCGGCCGCCAACGCTCCGTACCGCTGCTGCAGCTGGTCGCCTGAGTACGAGACGCCGTCGGCGGAGATGTTGACCCATCCCACGTACTTGGAGGCGATACGGTCCGCCACAGCCGCGGCGATGAGCACCGGGGACACGGTGGTCTGACCGGAACTGTCGTTCTCGTAGAAGTCGATGACGTACTGGATCTCGGGGTCCGACAGGAACGGCGTCGCACCGGTGTCCTGTGCCCAGAACCGGACGGCGTCGATCTCGGAGGCAGCGGGGTCGCCTGAGTACGGCATCTAGCCCGCCAGGGGCTCGGGTGGTTCGACGAGGACGGGGACCTTCGACGGGCGGGGACGCCGCAGCGTCGGCACATCGTCCTCGTGCACCGGCCTCGGCCCCGCCTTGTAGGGCTGCACACCCAGCCGGGCGTAGATCATCTCGGCCTCGTCCGGGCAGTACTTCTGGATCGACGCCGACAGGTCCTGCAGGGTGACGTCCACCTCGGCGATCTCGCCCGCCCGCACCAGGGACTCCACCAGCCGCCAGTTGTGCGCCTCCGGCACCGGCTCGCCCGGCTCGCGCCAGGCTGTACCGATCAGCAGCCGGCGCTTGGCCTGGTAGCTGTCCACCGATACCTCCCTCGGCGCAAACCGGGCCGCGACCCCTCCGAAGATTCCGCAGTCCCGGCTGACCTGCTTCAAGGCGTACGCCGCCTCGCCCTCGATCCGGTCCGACTTGATCTTCGGGTCGTAGAAGTTGGACATCGAAAGACCGGCGCCGTTGCCCGCGCCGTAGCCGCGCCAGTTGAACGTGTAGCCCGCGCTGGGTTCCAGCAGGGACGGACGGTCCGGCGCGTAGCCGATCAGCATCGACTTGCTGTTCAGGATGAAGCTGTAGGTGGCGGCGGCGTCCTGTGCCTTCGCGTCGTTCATCTTCGGCCCGGTGGCCTGGGACGAATAGGCGATGTACAGCTTCGGGATCCCCAGGAACTCCGCCACCAGGTCCTGCGTGACGACGCCCTTCTGGGTGTACTTGATCCTGTCCAGGATCGCTGCGTGGTTCTGCAGGGCCTTCCACACGTCGGTGCCGAGCACCCCGAAGGAGACGCCGCGACCCACCGACAGGCGGAACGCGATCAGCCACGCGGTGGAGTCCTTCAGCGGGTCGGAGCCCGCCTGGTCCCACTGGGTGAACTGGCCTGCCGTGGGGGCGGAGGCCACGCCGGTGTACTCAAGGCCCCACACACCGGTCTTGAAGAAGGTGTTGGCCCACAGCTGGTCCTTCTGCCGCAGCAGGTGCTGCGTGACCAGACGCGAGGCGTCCGAGTCGAGGTTCCAGTTGCTGTCGGCGTTCGCCCTGGTCTGCGCGTCGATGTCGACGTGCGCGGCGTAGACGTCGCAGTAGAAGTTGTCGGTCTGGTTGGACCAGCCGATCCCTGCCGACTCGGTGCCGGGGGCACGCTTCTCCGCGTCGCTTCGACGCCAGTCGGACTTCGAGTACTTCCAGAACACGTCCGAGCGCTTGTCGACCGGAAGTGAGGGAAACACCTTGTCCGCGATGAAGTCGTTCGTGTCCTGGAAGTACGCGACCGAGACGCCTGTCAGGGCACCGTCGATGTGGAGGTCCGAGCCCCCGGGGGTCATAGGCATGTCCCTCTACCTCTCAGATCCTGATCAGAACCGCAGCAAGGGCACCTGCGGCGCCCGCTTCGATGCACGTCCCCAGGATCGTGTCGGTGCCCGGCGTGCCGACAATCCCGGCCCCGGCGGCGTCCGACTTGACCGGATTACCGGCGACGAGACCGCCGGTACCGGCGAGGAGCAGCGTCACCCCGGAGATGGCGACACTGGACGCCTCCCCCGGTCGCTGGGGCTTGTTCTGCAGCACCCCGATGGCGTCGCCGCCCGCGGCGGAGACCGAGCCGCATGTGTGGCTGCCGGTCACCTTCACGAAGGTGAACTGCTTGCCCCCGTTGGGGTCCAGTGATCCAGGCATGCCGGGAACCCCGGTGCGAATGCCGACGGAGGCATCCGCATCCAGGGAGATCCGGCGCTGGGTTTCGTCGTAGGCCATCGTCTACTCCTCAACGAGTCCGCTCGGACCGGTATGCGTCGTACATAGCCGGGTTCTGGTCGAAGAAGGCCGTCACGGCCCCGGCCTTGGAGAGCTCGCCGGCGGACTTGGCGACTTCCTCGTCCAGGAAGGCGTCGATCTGGGCCATCGGGTCGTCCGGGACACCGCGGGAGTCGTAGCCCGCCTCGGTGTAGAGGATCTCGCCAGCAGCGGCGAGAGCCTTGTGGATGACGGCGCAGTCGTCGTAGGACATCTGCTCCGCCATGCGCATGATGACCGGGCCGAGTTCCTCCGGGGCGATCGGCACGTTGTACTCGGCCGCCTTGGCGATGTACTCCCGGGTCAGCCGGAGGTCCCGCTCGCTCTTGGCGATCTCGTTGGCGTGGGCCATCTGCGCCTCGGCGTACTCGGCACGCTTGCTCAGCGACTGGAACGCCTTGGACAGCACCGCGTCCCGGTCGTCCTCGCTGACAGCCTTGGCGAGTTCGGAGCGGATCCCGGCGACGATCGGGTCGAAACCGAACGCCGACTTGCCAACCGCCACGAGTTCCCCGTCCTCATCCTCGACGAGGTATTCCTCTTCGCCGTCGTCACCGTCGTCGTCTTCCTCGAAGACGATCTGGTACTGGTTGCCGTCCTCGTCCTCGATGACGTCGCCTTCCTCGAACTGGTCCAGGTCGATGGCGTTGCCGTCCTCGTCGTAGAACTCTTCGTCCATCCCAACCTCCGGGTCGGCACGCTTGGCGATCACGATCGCTGCCGGTGGGCAGGCTGCCCGATCGACGAGAGAGATCTCGTCGATCTCCATGTCCTTGACAATCTGGACTGGCCGCGGCATCTGTTCGCCTCCTTGGTTCAAGTCTCAGAGGCTTCGCAACACGCAGGGAAACGGTTCAGCTGTTGTTGCGGCGGCTCGCGCCGTACGCGGCGCCACCACCGACCAGACCGGCGCCACCGGCGCCGTACAGGACCGGCTTCACACCCGGCACCTTGGTGTACTGGCTGGCCAGTCCGCCCATGGTGCGCAGGCTGTCACCGGCGGTGTTCAGCTGCCCGGCAGCCTTCGCACCGCCGACGTAGGCGTTGGTGGTGGCACCCAGCCGCCCCGGCATCTGCCGCAGGGTCGGGATGATCGCCTTCGCCTTGGCCTTCAACGGGTCACCCGCCGCGGACACCTTGCCGGCCAGCGGCTTGAGCAGGTCGCCGGCCACGCCCTTCTTGACCTGGCGGTTGCGGTAGGCGGCGTAGCCACCTGCACCACCGGCCGCGGCGGTTGCACCACCGGCCGTGTACAGGGCGGGCTTCACACCGGGAACCCGCAGGATCTGACGACCGGCGTATCCAGCGGCCCGAGCGGCGTCTCCCGGGGTCTCCATCCGCCCCGCGGCCTCTTCCCCGCGCACCGTGGCGTTGGCCACCCTGCCGACACGTCCCGGCATGGCGCGAGCATCCCTGGCCGCGCCACGGATGGCATTCGGTACCTGCCGGTGCTTCCCGCCGCCCCGGAGTTCTGCGGCGGCGCTCCGGCCGAGCACGCGGGCCTTCCTGCCCGCGACACGGGCCGGACGGGTCAACGGCCGAACCAGATCGCCCGCCGCCGACTTAGAAATCCGGTCGTCTTCGACGCCGAACGCTGACTTGGCCATGCCAACCGCCTCTCCACTGGGATGTGACTTGTGCCAGGCCGTGTAGGCGCCCGTTGCGCCTCCGGCAACTCCGATGGTTGCCGCAGTGACGGCACCCAGCTTTCCGTGCACCCTGGCCGCTTCGTGATGCGAGATGTCCTTGATGGCCTGCTGTGCGGCACCCAGGTTCTTGGGCTGCTGCCACACCTTCCAGGTGCGCTTCGCCTTCGGCATCGCGGCCCGGATGCCCGCCGCGGCCCTACCGTGCTGGCGGGCGTACAGCGCCGCACCGGTCGCGCCGGCCGCGCCCGCCGCGCCCACACCGGCGCCGCCGTACTCGATGTCGGTGTCGTTGATGGCCTTGGAGACCAGGTAGATGGCCATTCCGGTTCCTCTCAGTACCCGTAGGACGCTGCGCTGGGGGCCCGGTCCCGCTGGTGGACCCCATAGGCGAGCCCGCCCAACGCCCCGGCGGCCAGGCCCGCACCGACTGCGCCGCCGCGGAGCTTGCGGGCCACGGCGAGCGCGCTGCGGCTCCTGTTGCCCGCCTCGACGGCCCCCGTGTGAAGCCCGACGTTGGCCGCGTGGCGCGTCTTCCCGGTCAGCTTGACCTTCTCGGTCGGATCGAACTTGGGATCGGTCCAGGCCTGGGTCTGCTTCTCGTGGACCTGGCCCAGCACGCGGTTGTAGGCCGCCTCCCGGGTCCGCTGGTGGGTGCCCTCGATGCGCTTCATACGACTCGCCGCACCCAGGCCCACCGCGCCGGAGCCGGCGACCACCGCACCGCCGGTGGCGGCACCGGTGTAGCCCTCCTGGCGGCGGTGCCGCTGCCGTTCGGGGTCGAAATCCTTCTGCACCTTGTCGGGCGACCTTCTGTTCTCCCAGGAGATCTGATTGCGCCGGACCCTCGTCGCAATCCGCGTCAGCTTGCCAGGATCGGGCTTCAGGTAGCCGCGCTTCACGTTGTGCTGCAGCCCCATCAGCGCACCGGCGGTTCCACCGGCGCTGCCCAGGACGACGGACGACGGTGCAAACCTGCCCCTGCTCAAGGCCATCCCGGCCGCAGTACCGGCGAGGCCACCCAGCGCCGCGCCGCCGCCCTCGTTGGCGGCGGCCCGAAGTTTGTGCCCCGGCTTTCCGGCGACGGCGCCATGGATTGCGGGGAAGCTGGCCGCCGTGTAGATCCGTCCCGGGCTCGCCTCACCCCGCGAGGGGATCGGCTTGCGCTCCTCATCGGTGACCGGGCCCGACGCCTTGCCAACTACCTTCCTGTCCTGCGCCTCCCCTGCTCGCCGCAGGTGCCTGCGCTGCACGGCAGCACCGCCCCGGCGGGCGCCTGCGTAGGTGGCACCCGTCAGGGCCGCACCGGCGAGACCGGCACCGATCGCCGCCTGGCGCTTCGTGGGCACCAAGGCGTTGATCTTGCCGGTCGTCTCGGAGAGGTTCCTGGCGCTGTCCTCGGCGTGCTGTCCGGCCGCATCGGCGTGCTGTGCGGCCGACGCCGATGCCCTCTCCGCATGGGCGGTGACCTGGCGGACGTTGCCGTAGATGCCTTTGCCCGGGAACTTCCAGGCCTTGGCAAGCCGGGTGTCCTCGACGCCGAACGCTGACTTGACCATCGGGACGTTGCTCCCCTGCAGCTGGTTGCGGATGTGCTTCTGGGCGCGGGGGATCACACCTCTGGCATGCCAGTCCTGGGCGAGCCCGGCCCCGGCAGCGAGCAGCCCGGCCCCGGCGAGCACGGCACCGGCCTTCCCTGCGGCACCCTCAAACCTCGCCGCCCGACGTGTCACCTTGGCCGCATGCTCCGCCTCGGTGAGCTTCCCCCTCTTGGGGGTGATCAGGCCGACCGTGCCGGGGGCCATCTCCTTCCCGCGGGTGGAGATCAGGGCGCCGACACCGGCGGTGGCCAGTCCGGCCTTCTCGCGGTTGCGCCCCCTACGGGCCGCACGATTGTCGCCGGGGTAGTCGTAGTCGGCCGGGCGGAGGGAAGGGATCTCATCGCCCTTGGACAGGTCGTCACGTTCCACACCGAATGCGTCACGCATCGGACACCGCCTTGGACATCACGGGCCGGCTGCCGGAGCGCATCACTCGCCGCAGGCGACGGATGTGCTCAGCCTCTTCCAACGCCTTGCTTTCACGCAGGTTCGCCCGCGAGGTCCCTGCCGGGGCCGGAATGACACGACGAACCTTGGGTCCGTAGCTCGCGATCCCCTTCTCGACGGGGTCCGCGAGCAGCCGGGCGCGGCCCACCGGGCCCACACCGGTGGACCGCTTCGCCTGGTCCTTGATGTGTTCGTTGTAGAACTTGCCGGTCGAATCGGCCTCCGTCGCGGCCTGACCCACCTTCGGCTTGGCCTGGTAGGTGTACTCGCTGCCGTTGCGCATCCGGTAGACCAGCCGCCGGGTCTGCTTCTGGTAGCCGACCTTCGACGCCATCGACGAGGCGACCCGGTGCAGCTTCACCGCGGGCGGGTGGATGGCCTGGTCGACGCGCTCCCCCAGGCCCCGCGCACTGCGCCGTGCCTCGTCCTTGACCCTGTCCACCGGCGAATCGTCACGCTTCTCGATCGCCCAGCGGAGGACCTTCGCGGGCAGGGGGTACTTGTCCTCCATGACCATCCCCTGCACGCCGACGCGCTGGACGGCCCGCTTCACCGGGTTGGACACCTTGTTGGTGAACGCCGACGTGGAGTGCTTCGGGGTGACAAGGACCCGCGGCTTGGTGGACTCGACCTCGCGGTGCTTGCCCCCGCCATAGACGGCCCGGCGTGCGGGACTGACGACGGCCCGGTGGCGCCCGACGTAGGTGTCGGCCTTGGCGAGGTGCTTCGGCCCGACCGGTCCCCACGAGTGCTCTGACTTGCGCTCGATCTGACGCCACTTGTTGGTCTCAGTGGAGGCCTGATGCCTTGCGCCGCCAGGGTTGACCG